TGCCGGCTGCCGCGCTTTCACTGGCTGCCGCATCTGAGGCGCTGCTTGACGCCGCAGCAGCGCTGCCGGAGGCGCTTGTGGCGTCACCCAGGGCGTCACTGGCCGACGCTGCCGCCGCCACCTCGGAGGCTTCAGAGGCGGACTGAGCAACCTCGGCGCCGGACTGCGCGGATTCAGACGCGGACTGCGCAACTTCTGCCGCAGTTTGTGCCGCCGCCGCTGCGTTCTTATGGCTCTGGGCTTGCTGCTCCAGGACAATCAGTTGCCCTCGTGTGGCTGCATGATTGGGGTCAATCGCTTCGCCAATAAAGATGGGCGTGAGAAAGCCATCCCCTGACGGGCGGGGCTGCGGGAGCTTGGCGAAACCGGACGTGACGCCGTTAAGCTCGTTCTCAACGTCCTCGGCTCGCGCCAGGTCGCCGGCAACAAAAGTAGGCTGGTGATCGTAGTAGTCGTTGCTCATCTGTACCAATTCCTCAGCGTGTAATACACAAGGGCGTCGTAGAACGTGAAGGGCTTAATGTTGGCGCTCTTGCTGTAGATCACGAACGCCACGTTTTTGCCGGTGCCTGCTATGTCGGCAAACGCTTCTGAATTGACTTGCGCAGACCAGACAAACTCATTCCAGTTGCCTTCGTCCCAGTTAGAGCCGCCACCGATAATGTTCAGCGAGGACACGCGGTGCGCGGCATTGCCGGGGTCATTGAAGTTGAACAGGGGCTTGATCTTCAGATCGACCTTGCCGCTGGCCTGAATGTTGAATAGGGCGTTAAGGTAGTGCTTGCGCTTCTGAGGGGCTCCCATGTGGGCAAACGGCAACCGGAAATACGCCTCGATGGGCTGGCCGTCGAACGAGGTGCCGCGGTCAAAGCGCATTACCCATCCATCGTCCGTGCCGGCGACAATGATTTCCTCGCCATCCAGCAATTCGCCGGACTCGATCACCGATAACTGGTGGTCGTACACCTGCCGGGAAAAGCCGGTCATCTGGTTGCCGGTGAAAGTGGCTGTCAATACTTCTGAACCGGTGCGCCCGGCTGAAGGCGTGAATACCCATCGCAGTTGGTTTTTGCGCCGGGATACCACTCCATCGGTCAGTTGTCCGCGTCGAATCCTCAGAAACGGGTTCACGCCAGTCGATAGGGTGGCGCTGGCAAAGTTGCCGAACGCCTGGGTGGCTTGCAGCGAAGTTATGCCGCGGTCGTCCAGGTAGTACAGTTGGTTGTAGTTCAGCGCGGAATACGCCACTGCGCCCACTTGATCGTCGTGGTTGCGCAGATCGGTCTTGCTCCACTCGTCCGGGCCATTGCCGTACAGCACCGCAATCCGGTTGCGCATCAGAATGGCCATAGCGCCGCCTACGGCAGGCTCAAGGCCGGTAATAAAGTCGCCGGACCCAAAGGTTCCCGCGCCATCTACAGGCTCGTAATTGGTCGGCTCGCCCACTACCGAGTAATAGACCGTGCCATTGTTCAGCGCCAGGAACAGGTAGTTGTTCATTACCCGGCAAAACATCGGAAAGCCTGTCTCGCCCGGAATGCTGATCTCGGTGAACGTGCTGCCGTCATAGACAAACGCCGGGTTCACACCGTCTGCGCCAATCATTACTTCGGTGGTTGCGATGGCTTTAAAGTTGTAATTGGTGAACTGCGCACGACCGCCGCCATCTCTGGCCGGGGTGGTGATCTGTGACCAGCCAGACGGTGTCGCCTTGAAGAATCCACCGCTGCCGTCATTCTGATCTCGCAGGCAATACACCTCGCCCTTAAAGACGTGCACACCCAGAATCTTGCCGGTGCCGGGAGGCTTGCCGATGGCGGAACGGCGGCCTTCTCGCTCAGCGCTGTCTGGAGTGTCAGAGGGCTGCAACCGTCCGTCAAAACGCTCATAGCCCTCAATGCGGGTATAGCCGCCCAGGGTATTTACTTCGTGGTTCTTGCAGGCCAGCATTCGGCCAGGGCGAACCGTCAGCGACGGGGTTTCCAGGTCCAGCCCGCCCTCCATGACAATTTGCGCCTCGCGCCGGGAATCCCTCATGCCAACGACTCGGGCAGGTCAACGTGAGGCAGTTGCGAGCGCGTTAGATTGTTCATAACCTTGTCCTCGTTGATGGTGGCAATCTCTACGGCTTCCGGTGCGCTTTCATAAAAGCCGTACTGCTTGTGCGCCCGGTAGACGATGGCCATGTGAAAGCGCTCAGGCATCCGGGGAACGTCGGTATTGGCGATCAGATTCTGCGGGGTGCGCCAATACTCAAAGGTGAGAATCCCGGCAGTGTCCGGCTTCGCATTCAGGTGCAGCGAACCGTCCGGCGCCAGAGCGGCAGCCGTGAATCGCGGGGCAGCCTCAAGCTCAGCCCACGGCAGAACGTCAATCTTGCGCCCGTCAAAGGCGAGCGTGTTCGGCTGCCATACATCGAGGTCGGTGGGCATGGCGTACTGCGTGTCGCTGGCGTTCAAGGTGACACCACCCTGAGTCCAGTCAAACAGCCATCGCCGCTCGGTCTGGATCTCTTGCCAAGCGCTGCGAATCCATGACACCAGGCGCGCATCATTGCCGCTCTGACTGGTCACTGTTTCCGGGCCGGTGCCGATTGAGCCGGTGTCCTGTCGCAGTCGCTGGCAGAGTTCCAGAAAATTCATAGATCAGACCTCGCGGAGAATCTGGAAGGGGTAGCTCTGGATCTCGGTGCGCTTCATGGTGGCCGGGTCGTAGTTGAACTGAACCGCGTTGCTCAAGTTGTCCACCACGCGCTTGGGCACAATAACCTTCTCGCCGCGCTGAATGAGCCAGGTCTTGCCATTGACGCCAACCGGCACCGGCTGCTTGTCCTGGTCGTGGCGGGCAATGATAATTTCGTAGTGTTTTTCGCCAGCTTCGTCTTTCTTGGCTGGTTTGGCGGCGGGTTTTGATTCGCCATTGCCGGTATCGCCCAAGGCTGTGCTGATCTTGGTGCGCAATGTGTCATCACCGGCGTTGTGCGGAAAAGACAGCCCCAGATCCTTGGCGGTCGCTTCTAATTCCTCGCGGGTCATAACCTCTGTGTTGATCTCGCTCATGTGAACGTCCTTCAGTGCGTGTCATAAAAAAGCCCCGGTATGGTGGCCGGGGCTCAGGTTGCAGAGTGACGCGCTGGCCACTCTTCGTTTAGTGCAAGTTATTGATTACAGGGCCGAGGCAGAACACTCCACTCTCGCCATCCAAGTTTCATTAAGAACCTTGCAGGTGTAGTAGGCTTTCCAGCCCACAGAGCCTCGCTGACCAAGTTGGTCGCCGCCGCGTGGCACGCCGGGGTTCAGAACCTGCGGAGTGACAGCGCCTGCGCCTTTCAGCGGGATCAGGCCGTAGGCTTCTTTGCCCACAATCACAATCGGGTACACGTCAGACGATGTGCCGGTTGTACTGAGGGTAGAGCCGGCGGCGCCACCTGCGTCTGCGAACGAATCCAGAACCGGGCTCAGGACATAACGCACGTCCTCGACCTTGCCGATCTCGTAGGGCAACTGCTTCATGCTGCCGTACTTCTCGGTAGGCACGAATCCGGGAATGTCCCGAATGTCCGCTTCCAGGTCGGTGTGCGCAAAGCCGATGAACGCGGCATCGACCGGTTCAGTGGAGTAGTTCGGGGAACCGCCCACCATGCTGGTGATCTTCTTGGCGCGATTGGACTTGAGCGAGCGAGTCACGGCGCGCTGGGTAGACAGGCTGTACACCGTGTTTACATCGGTACGGGCAGAGCCGTTGCTGTAGAACACGTTGGTGCCGGCACGAATCGCGCCCCAGGTTTCGTACTCGATGGTTTCAGCGGCTTGCTCGCCACACAGCATCGAAGCGTCAGACAGAACGGGATCTTCCGACAGGTCGTTGACGTAATCGGTGATCTCGGTCCAGGCGCCCCACTGCTTGATCTGAACCGTTACGTCCTCATACGCCATCTGCTGCGAACTGGGGGTCACACCCTCAGTCAGCGGTGTGGTGATGGTGGCGAACGGCACCGGGCGGCGGAACTTCACCGTGTCGGCTTTGTTCTTCGGCAGCGGCTTGGACTGACCGAACTTGGACAGAACCAGGATCGGCTCAGCGTGAGACAGCATCTCGGTGGCGGCCCAGGCGGCGGTACGCTGGGAAATGTCGCCGTAAGTTGTGATAGCCATGATGTATTACCTCGTAAATTGGGAGTTACCGCCTCTTGGCGGCGTAGTGTTCAAAGGCCGCGTCAAAGTCCTCTGGTGTCCCGCTTCTCTGCCCCGCCCCACGGCGGCTGACAGTCTGTGCGTTGGCCAGTCGGCTTTTCCGCTTGTCGTGCTGTTGAGCACGGCTGTTGTCGTTACCCGGCCCACTCACGCCCTTGTAGAAGTCCAGCAACGCGGATGCGTCATCGGCGCTTTCGGATTCTGATAGGCTCTGGATGGTCGGATTCTGCGATTGCAGCCATGTCTGGAACTCGGGCGCATTGACCACTTCTCGCCAATCGTCGTGCCGGCTTTCAAGGCGGGCATACTCTGACTGAAGTTGTTGCTCATGGGCCTGCTGTTGTATGGGCTGCACAGCGGATCTCAGTTCTGAAACCTGCTGTTCAAGTTGCGCCTGTTTCTGCTGGTCTGCTTTCAGACGAGATTCAAAGGCGCGGGCCATGTCGGGGAAGTCCTCGGCAAACTCCTTCCAGTCATCCACACCCATGGACTCGGCCATGTCCTGCTTCTGCTGGTTGTCGTTCTGCGGCTCCCCTGACGGGTTGGTGGGTTTGGCAGCGTCGAACTCCTGCTGCTTGCGTTGCAGTTCATTGATCTGCTTCTGGTAAGCCCCCAGTCGTCCGCGCTGCGAGGCGTCGGAGTGCTTCAGGCGCTCGTTTTCCTGCTCCAGCGCCTTGAGCTTGGCGGCAAGGTCATCCGGTTCGCCGTCGTCGGCGTCCTGGTCGTCCTCGTCCGCTGCGTCGCTCTCAGGCAAGGCGTCACGGTCAACGTGATACTCGTC